CACTAAAACGGAGCAAGAGATTGCTGATTGGTCTAGTAAGTATCCAGAAGTGGCTAAAATAATCGATACCATTGCTCAGAAACGTGCCAGTGAAGTTCTAGAAATTGGCGAGAAGAAAATTGCTAGTCTAGAAATGATGGAGCAAAGGATGGATAAGGAGAAGGCTGAACAGCATCTCCGCAAGCTTCATCCTGACTTTGATAAGATACGCAATTCAAAGTCTTTCCATGATTGGGTTGTTGAGCAACCTCAATGGGTACAGGATTCTCTGTACAAAAATTCCACAGATGCAATGGCAGCTAGTCGCGCTATCGATCTGTATAAAGTTGATACTTCGGGAAAGCGTCGGCCCTCAAATACGGCAGGCGCA